CTTATAGGGGCTTCATCAAGGCTTGCTATACCTACGATCCGGATCGTGGTTCCAAATTCTCGACTTGGTGCTACTTCCTTCTCTGGACGTGCATGACAGATTGGATCACCGAGCGCACAAAAGATCCTCATGTCTTCGTCGACTTGTCGCCCGAGGACGAGTTGGAGCGTCGGCAGGCAGAGGAGATGATAGGTGCGGAGTCGACTGTCGGCACCGAGTGCAAGGAGATGATGGAAGATGTCATCTATGATTTGTCCGCGGACGCGCAGGAGTTACTGAGCCTCCTCCTGGACACTCCAGCAGAGATTCTGAGTGGGATGCGGCCGACCCCAAAACAGCTTTTAAACCGTGTAAAGAAATTTCTTCTTGCCTCCGGACGAGATGCATGTAAATTGGAATCAGCCTACCGGGAGTTGAAGGTGTGTTTCCGGTGGGCGTGGGCAACGTGAAAACGAGAACTGTCATGTTCATTGGATTGTCTCCGGGCTTCCCTCCTTGGGGCCGGGAGCCACTCTTGAAGGTTGTGGATTCCGTCAATGGTTTCCGGAGTGGTGAAGTTATCACTCTCGCCACTGCCAAAGCCCATAGCATCGAATTGCCGCAAGAAGAGAAAGTCGCGCTCGAACGTGCCCTGATGGATTGGCACGAAGCAGCACCGTGCGATGACAATCTCCTTCTCTTGCGGTGACAAAGCTTAAGCCATTTCAAATTGAAGGGGTCCGGCAGATCTATCGATTCAAGGGCCGGGCTCTCTTAGCGGACGACATGGGCTTGGGAAAAACGATCCAAGCCCTTTATTGGACTGGCAAAATTCCCAAGCGCCGCCCGGTTGTCATCGTCACTCCTGCTTCCGTCAAATACATGTGGCAGTCAGAAGCGGCGATCCACTTCAACATGCGAACGGAGGTGCTTGAGGGCCGGCGCAAAAAGAAGATGATACATTTGCCCGGGCCTGTCATCATTATCAATTATGATATTCTTAAGTCATGGTTGCCGCTTTTGCTGAAGCACCAGCCGCAAGTAGTGATCTTGGACGAATGTCATTACTGTAAAAATATCACAGCGCAACGCACCAAGGCGGCAATTCAGCTTGCGGAAAAAGCAACGTCGATCCTTGGACTGAGTGGGACCCCGATGACTAACCGTCCAATCGAATTGTGGCCGATCCTTCAAGCTATTCGACCAGATCTATTTCCAGAACGAGGGAAATATGCTTGGCGCTATTGCAAGCCACGCTTCACTCCCTGGGGCTGGATTTATGATGGTGCGACTCGGATGGGTGAGCTGAATCGGATCTTGCGCAGTGAGTGTATGATCCGACGGCTCAAGAAAGACGTAGCCAAAGAACTTCCTGCAAAGACACGGACAGTCATTCCTTTCAAATTGTCCTCTTACGACGAATATAATCGTGCACAAGACAACTTCATTCAGTGGCTTCGGGAGATTTCTCCTGCTCGCGCGAACCGGGCGATGAAGAGCCAAGCTCTGGTGAAGATTGGGTATTTGATCCGGCTCTCTGCTAAACTGAAACTGGAGTGGACGACACGCTGGATTGAGGAATTCTTGGAGTGTCATCCAGAGGAGAAGCTTGTGACGTTTACGATGCACACTTTTGTCATCGAGCATCTGTATCGGAAGTTCTCCAGATCCGCAGTCGTGATTGATGGCAGTGTGACGGGAGTAAAGCGGGAGGAAGCTAAGCGGAGGTTCACGAACAATCGCCTCACGCGGCTGCTCCTAGGCAATTGGATTGCGGCGGGTGTGGGGTTGAATCTTCAAGCGGCTCACAATGTCGCTGGACTGGATCTCCCGTGGACGCCCGGTGACCTATTGCAAGGGGAAGATCGCATTCACCGGATTGGACAAAAGCACCCTTGCACCATCTTCTACTTGATCGCCAAGGACACGATTGAGGAAAAACAAATAGAGGTATTGAAAAAGAAATCGCACGTCCTAGATGCCATTTTGAATGGGACTCGCTCGGATAAAGACTTGGACATCTTCGGAGAACTATTGAAGGAATTCACATGAGCCGACGATCTAAAATATCCCAGACACCTTTGAATCCAGCTAAACCCCGTCATTCCGGTGTCCTCTTTTTGCAAGGAGTGCCCCAGAGCACCAAGACGGCTTTCAAGGCCGCGTGCGCGAAGCGGGAGGTGACGATGCGAGATGCCATGATCACATTTATGCGTGAGTTCATCTACGATAACAGATAATAAAAGCGGGACAGACATTTCCGTGGCCGGGAATGGATTTTCCTGCCCTTGGGTTTTTCATCTTTCCCAAGGGCATTTTTATTTATGAACATAAGAGACGTCTTAGATGAAGCGGGTATCGAATACCTGGGAGCGGGTCAGCATCATCACTGTCGTCCGGGTTGGATCCAGATTAAGATCTGCCCCTTCTGCTCCTCGGAGAATTTTCATCTTGGGTTCAATCTTACGGCCGGGTTCTTTGCTTGTTGGAAGTGTGGCGGTCATTCTCTACTAAGCACCTTAACTAGCCTAGGCTTTGACGCCAAGCTCGTAAAGGGGATGTCCGGTGCCCTGACCCTGGACGAGCCCGTCCAACGCGCCAAGGTGCAAGGGCATCTCAAGGCACCCGTAGGGATTGAGCCGTTGTCCGGGCCGCACAATCGCTATCTCCGCGATCGCAGCTTTGACCCGGCAGAAATTGCCCGGTTGTGGCAAGTGCAAGGGATCGGCATCGCATCTCGTCTAAGCTGGAGACTGTTCATCCCAATCATGCATCAGGGAGAGATGGTGAGTTGGACGACCCGCAGCATCGGGCAGCATGTCGCCCAGAGATACATCTCCGCTTCCGCGGAGGAGGAAAAAATCAACCACAAGCATCTCGTGTATGGACAGGACTACTGCCATCATTCGATCGTCGTCGTAGAGGGACCTACGGATGCCTGGCGCGTGGGCTTGGGTGCGGGTGCTTTGTTCGGGACTGGATTCACGACCGCGCAAGTGAAGAAGATTGTGCGGCATCCCTTTCGTTATATTGTCTTCGATTCTTCAATGGAAGCACAAGCTCGGGCTGGCGAACTTGCGGATCAGTTGTCGGCCTTTCCGGGGCGGACGGAGGTGATTTGTTTGGACGCAAAAGATCCGGGTTGTGCGAGTGAGCGGGAGATCCGGCGGCTCCGAAAGGTGGCGAGATTGTGAGTGTCCAATTTCTGGACATGTCTGCCTGATCTATGTACACGATATATTCGGCTTTTATCTAGTTCTCTTCATTATCAACAACTTACATCTCGGCACGCTGCTTGCTTATAGTGTTTCATGAACGAAAAAACGATAGATCAGTTTAATAAGATGTTCGCCCAGAATCTCAAAGAGGCTCAGATTCAACGGGACATCGAGGCGACTTATCAATTGTTGGTGAAGGACAACGAACGTCGCATTGCAAGAGGGTTGCCTCCGTTTGAACCCTCTTACGAACTGGCAGAGAAAATCGTTCGAAAGTAAACAAAGACAAAAGATGAAAACGTACAACGAAAAAGAAACCGCTGAGCTCGCCAATTCTCAAAAAGAGATGGATGCAGTCGAAGCCCTTTACGCCAAGTGGGAAGATGGCAATGCGACTCGGGAACAACGCGTCCTCGCCCGCTATTGGCGCAATTCGATCGCCGCTGTTCGCAAGTTCGCTCGGGAGGTTGTGCTCCATCCCGCTTATGCTTTTGAATGGGCGGCGGGTCCGATGGAGGAGGCTGCCCGGGTCGAGATTTTACAGTCGGTGGCTTACTTGTGCATCTCTCACCCGGAGATGAGCTTGGACGCCGTCCTCCAGCACATGGTGATCAATCTCACTGAGAAACTGCTCGATAACCGCTTGTCAGGGAATAGCACCAGCGCCGCCCATAATGCGATGATGAGTGCCCGGAGGGAGATGGCTTCCCGGATGGTGCGTGAGTTCAAGGGTTTCCTCAAACAGTAAAAGGAACAACATGAAAACAATTTGTGCCTGGTGCCGAAAAGATATGGGAGTGAAACTGCCCACGCTCGAATCTGGGGATCAAGTTAGTTACGGCATCTGCCCGACTTGCCAGGAGCGGATGCAGAAAGAGCTCGTTACCATGAAGATCAACGTCGAGGAACGTCAGAGCTTGGTGCTGGAAAAATAGTTCTAAACTTTCTTCAACAGTTGACGATATATTAAGTAGCGGGCGATGAAGCTCGCGCGAACAGAAAGACAAAAAGATGAACGCAATGCAAATCGGATTCGGAGAGACGGCGGAGAAGAT